TATTGACACACCAGAGAGTAGAACAAGAGATAAAGAAGAAAAGAAGTATGGTTTATTGTCTAAATACTTCCTGAAAGACGCATTATCAAATGGTAAAAAGATTACTATTAAAACTTACAAAGGTGACGAAACAGGTAAGTTTGGNAGAATACTTGGTGATGTGTGGATTGACGGTAAGTCAGTAAATCAAANAATGTGTGATAAAGGTTATGCAGTACCATATTATGGACAGAATAAAGAGTTAGTTGAAGAAGCACATTTNAAAAACAGAAAAAGATTAGCTAACAAGGTAAAATAAATGGCAATTTTAAGAGGCGGNAGANGAATAGGCGGATTTGACATTCGACTAGGTATTCCTAGAGATAAGTCATTGAATGATGTACAAGGCGATAAGAGATTAGGCCGTACAATGGGACCAAATCCTGAATCATTCATTGGTCGTGTTATGGCTACGATTGCAGAGGGTGAGGGTTTTGCTAGACCAACTAGGTTTATGTGTGACTTTGTATTGCCAGCAGGAGCAACTACTGAGTTTGTATCATTAGGTTTAAAAGATGAAACAGGCCGTTCAACACTTGTAGGTGACCTTACAAAAGAAAGCAAAATACAAAGAGGTCTTAGAGCTTACATTGAAGCTGTAGATATGCCAGGTAGAAACCTTGATACTATAGACCATAAAATGTATGGACCAAAACAAACGATTGTAAATGGACATAGTTTTAGTGGTGAAATTACAATGACAGTATATTGTGATAAATATTTAAGACAAAGAAGTTTCTTTGAGATGTGGCAAAAGGCTGCATTTGACCAAGGTACAAACAATGTACACTTCTATGATGAGTACACAGGTGGTTTAAGAATTTACCAATTGGGTGCATTTGCTGGAAACGCAGATAGAGATAGAATTGCTTATGGTGTAGAATTGTTTGAAGTGTTTCCAAAAACAATTAGTGCTGTATCATATGACCAAGGTGCTACAGATACAATACAAAAGATTTCCGTTACATTAGCATTTAAAAGCTGGGTTAACATAACTATGGACAAACAAGGTAGTTATACAACTGGCGGTGGTTATCAAGCACCAACAGTAGTTAGAGCTGAGAGCGGTTTTATTGGTAGTATTTTAAACAAATTACCTCCTGAATTAAGACGAGCAGGTAGAGATGTTGTAAATACAATTAAACAGAGAGTCCCAATTGGGGCGGTGACAGGTGGAAAAGTATTTCCCCCGTTATTTTAATTATAAAAGAGGAGTAAATTATGGCGTTACCATTAGCCAATGTGGCAAAGTATGAATTGACTTTACCATCACAACAAAAGACCATTAATTATAGGCCTTTTCTCGTAAAAGAGGAAAAGGTATTATTAATGGCAATGGAATCCGGTGAGTCTAAAGAGATGTTATCGGCCATTAAAGAAATAGTTAAATCATGTACATTCGGTGAAATGCAAGCTGAAGACTATCCTATGTTTGACATTGAATATGTATTTTTACAAATTCGTGGTAAATCTGTAGGTGAAGTTGCTAAGATTAAAGTTTTATGTCCAGATGATGGCGAAACTTATGCAGATATCGAAGTTGATTTATCTAAAATTGAAGTCTTTGTAGATGATGACCATTCTCCGAATATTGTCATTGATGAAGATAGAAAATTAGGTGTTACTATGAAGTATCCTACATTAAAGGATATTGATGGCGACACATTAACAGGTGAAATTAACATTGAAAAAACTTATAAGATGATTGAAAACTCTATTGAAAGTATCTATGAGGGCGAAACAGTCCACTTAGCAAAAGATTTAGAAAAAAATGAATTGACAGAGTTTTTAGATAATTTGACGGCAGACCAAATGAAAAAGTTAACAGCTTTTTATAATAGTATGCCAAGATTAGAACATAAAGTTATGGTGACTAATCCAAAGACGAAAGTTGAGTCTGAGGTTACTATTAAGGGACTAGCAAGTTTTTTCGTATAGCCCTCTCACATGATTCGTTAACGAATTATTTTGAAACTAATTTTGCTTTAATGCAACATCATAAATATTCGTTAGATGAACTTGAAAAAATGATGCCTTGGGAGAGGGAGGTTTATGTTTCGTTATTAGTTAATTATCTTAAAGAAGAAAAAGAACGCAGAGAACAACAAGCAAGACGAGGGTAAAATGGCAGATACAGAAACAAAAAAAGTAAATTTAGAACTAGAGATTGATACATCAACTGTAGATTCTAGTAAAAACAAATATCAAGGTTTAATTGATATGGCAAGAGCTGTGGATGCTTGGAGAATATTTCCAAGACTATTCTTAACAGTTTACATCATATTATTATACAAATGTGTAATATGGTATATGAACTTGGCTGCTCCTACCATGGAACAAAGTGGGTTAATTAGTATCGTAGTTGGTGCTGGCGCTGCCTGGTTTGGTTTATACACAGGTACAAGTAAGAGTAAAAAATAATGTCAGAGATATCACTAAAAAATGAATCAGTAATAGAAATAGGTAGAGCAGTTGGTACACAACTAGCTATATCAGGCGGCTCAAGTAAATCACTAACTGGTGGTAATGTTGCAGTTGCACAACCTATGAATCCATTTGAAAGTATGATGGTTGTACTTGAAGATATAAGAAATGGTATTCATTCATTAGTTGATAAGTTTAGTGATAGTGTATCAATTCAACAAGACGCAATCGCTGACCAAAATGCAGCTGCCGATTTAGCACAAGCAGGTGGTGGTGAAGATATTGGTGGTGTTGATGATGGTGAAACTAAAATGGGGTTCCTAGAAAAAGGAAAAGAAAAGGCAAAAGCAGCCTTTGGTGGTTTTAAAGATTTACTAATTAAAGGTGGTTTGATTGCAGGTCTATTAGGTCTTGCAACTGTATTAAAGAAATATGGTGGCACTATTGCGAAGTTTCTTACTACAGGTTGGGAGAAACTAAAAGCAGGTGTACAATCTATTATTGATTTCTTTTCAGTAACAATACCAGAAAAAGCAAAAGAATTAAAAGATTCAGTAGTAGCTTTCTTTACAGTTACATTACCAACAAAGATAGAAGAAATTAAGACTACATTAGGTGAATGGTTTACATCTATCAAAGATGGTATTGCTAGTTTATTTGAAAAAGTAAAAACATTCTTTACAGAAACAATACCTACAAAGTTTGAAGAAATTAAAACTACTGTAACAACATGGTTTACAAATATTAAAGAAGGCATTTCTGATTTATTTACAAAGATTAAAGACTTTTTTGTAATAACAATACCTACAAAATATGTAGAAGTAAAAACTATTGTAACAGATTGGTTTGATGGTATCAAAGAAAATATTGCTAGCCTATTCAAACAGATTAAGGATTTCTTTGTTATAACAATACCTACAAAGTATGAAGAAATTAAAACAGATATAACAACTTGGTTTACTGATATGAAAGATAAAATTGTCAGTATCTTTACAAGTGTAAAAACATTCTTTACAGAAACTATACCTACAAAAATACAAGAGATTAAAGATAGTATCACTACATGGTTTACAGATATTAAAGACCAGGTTGTAGGATTATTTACTAAAGTAAAAGACTTTGTAATGGTAACTATACCTGAAAAACTAAAAGATATGACTGATAGTATCGTTACTAAAGTTACAGCTATCAAAGATAAAATTGTTGAGTTTGCATTGGCACCATTTAACAAGATTAAAGAATTAATGCAAGGTCTATTAGTTGGTGTATTAGAATCGGTTGAAGGATTACCATTTGTTGGTGCAAAAGCAACAGCAATGAAGAATAAAATTTTAGGTATTGATGGTAATGAAACAGGCACAACTTCAACAGAAGCACTTGATAATGCTGAAGGCGCTGGTGCAGGTGCAGATAAAACAGGACAATTTAAAATTGGTTTAGACGCTGATAAAAAAGTAGTTGACCCCTCAGGTGATGTTGTTAAATTTGGTCGTAATGATATAGAGGGTGCAACAGAATATGCTAATGAACTATCTAAAATGGGTCAAGGTAAATTTGAACCATATTTTGAAACAAGTGGTTTCAACCATTATGCAATTAAAAAAACAGGCGAATCAATTACAGGTCAATCAACAACCACAGGTGGTGCAACAGGCGGAGAAGTAAACTCAGCAAGTGCTGAGGCAGCCGCAGCTGCTAACGGTTCAGGTGGAAATGGCGGTGTTGTAGTAGGCGGAACTACACAAGTAAATAATACTAGTAGTGTAAGTCATACTGCTGTTGATGAGAGTACAGGTGTTAGTGATAATAAAGTTGCAGACGCATTAACTGATTAGTATATACCTAATTCTTTTTCAGTAAACACTTTGAATTCCATATTTTGGTCTTCACAATATTCAGACGCAGCTTTCCATTTTGCTTGATTTTTAATAAACTCTACTTGTTCACCAAAGAATCTTCTAGTCTTTCTCTTACCAGCTTTTGGAGGTTTAAGGTATTTGGCAGGTTTAATTTCAATCATAAACTTCTTATTTTGAGAAGTTTTAATAATAAAGTCGGGAAAATATCTATGAACTTTTTTAGTAACAGGATTATAATACGGAATGGCTAATTCTTCACTTGCCCATAATATGATATCATCATTACTATCACAGTATACCATGAATTTACGCTCCCAATTTGAACGATATACTATCTTATTAGGGTCACCAGCGTACTTTTTAGGGTTGGTAGGTTTGTATATGCCTTTATATGTTTTACTCATTTCACTCCATAATCCTTTATAAATATTACCAAAGATATAGGATATTTATATGGCTTCAATTAAACTATCACAGATAATGTCAGTAGCAAACTCCTTTTTAGGAGGTAGCAAAGGTACATCTAAAGTACCAAAACAAGCAGCTGCCGACTTATTGAAGAAAAGTCCATTAGAGATGAAAGCCTCTGCTGGTCAAGCACATCTAGTAGGTAATCCATTAGCCTTCACAAGTTTACAATATCCAAGAAATTTAGGTGTAGATGGTGGTCATTTTATTATATTCTATTCTATATCAAATAACAAGTCAATGGATATTGACCAAAAATTTAATGAAAGTATTGGTGTTAAAATTGATAGTGAAGATGTTACCACATATGACGGTGATATGGACTATACTGGCACAACTACAAAAAAATACAAAAAGATTGGTAAATTAAAAAAATCTAAAAATGGTGGTGATATACAAATAGGTAGACCGGCACCAAATAGTGTACTCACAGGTGGTCTATCAACACACACAACAGTTACAGGTGGAGTTTCATTATACATGCCACCAGGTATTAAGGCAAGTTATTCAGCAGCTACAGGTCATAGTGAACTAGGCAAAGCAGGTATGTTAGCAGGTTCTATTAGTAGAATGATGGCCGCTAAATCAACAGAGGGTGCAATAACAGAAGCATTAAAAGGTTTAGGTGGTTTTGCATTGACGGCTGCTAGAGATATGGCAGTAGGTGTTGGTGAAACTATGGGGTTAGGTGATATAGATGGTGCAATCAGTAAAGTAACAGCAACAGCACAAAATAATTTTAGTGAGGCAATCTTTGAGAAAATAGACGCAAGGTCTTTCTCATATACATTTAAATTGATTGCAAGAAACAAAAACGAAGCACAAGACATAAACAAGATTGTTAAATTCTTTAAATTTCATATGCACCCCGAATTAGACATGGCAAATGGTGGTAGATATTTTAGAACACCATCGGAGTTTGAAATACATTACGCATACAACGACCAAAAGAATAATTACTTACACGAATTAAGTAGATGTGTATGTTCAGGTGTAGATGTAGAATATGGTAGTGGTGACTTTCAAACATTCAGACAGTTTGACGCTGAAGGCGCAGCTCCAGTAGAAGTATCACTTACATTGAACTTCACAGAAACAACTGTACTTACAAAACAACAGATAGCGGATAATTACTAATGGCAAAGTATTTCGAATCATTTCCTAATAGACTATACGATATCAAAGGCGATGGCAACCAAACTCTTGTAAAAGATATTTTTAGAAGAATGAAAGTCAGAGATGGTGTTAAAAACAATCTAGCTCTTATGTCAACTTATGATGTTATGAATGGTGATACACCAGAAATTATATCATACAAACACTTTGGTACTACAGATTATTTTTGGGTTATATGTTTGATGAATGATATTACAGATAGATTTTATGACTGGCCATTATCAGATAGTGCATTTGAGCAATATGTAAAAGAAAAGTACGCAGAACCAGGCGCAATACATCATTATGAGAAGACACAACTAAGTGGAGACCAATCAGGTGATGGTCCTGGTGACTATTCACACAAGATAGAAGTAAATAGTACAGACGCAGACGCACAATCTGTATCTAATTATGAATACGAACAACGATTACAAGACCAGAAACGACAAATTAAATTACTAGATAAAACATATCTAAATCAATTTGTTACAGAATTTGAACGATTAGTACAAAGATAATGACTCATGGCAGCTTCAGACAACACAGATAAAATTATAGATTACGCAGGTGACTTTAGATTAAAGGCCTGTACAATCATATCCTATCGTAAATCACCTACTTCCGAGAAGGCAACAAGACAAAACATTT